GTCTTTATCTTCTTGTACCTCGGTCTTAGTATCACTTGTAAACTCCTCAGTCGATTGTGTTTCTGAGTGTTCATATCCTTCTTCTTCTTTAAAACCGTAACCAGAAGAATTTGAGCCACCTTCTATTAACTTAATTATTTGTGCAGCTCTAAGTCTCATACTAACGCCTGCCCCAACCATTGAGGTAAAGTAAGGAATAAGTTCAGCACTAACTTTTAATTCTGAACCTCCCCAAACATTTACGTTTAACATTGGTTTGCCTTTTGCGTCAAACAGAGTTGGTTTATTTTCAAAACTTTCTCCACTTTTAGTAGTTACTTTTGCTTTACATTTGAATTTTAAGATAACGTTGCCAGTTGGCTTTCCGTCATCATCAACTTCATCGTAGTATGGTGGGTCAGCTTGTTTAACTTTCTTACCATTCGACTTTTCTGCGCCTATCTTTACGCTTTCTTCTCTAGCCGTATCAATCATCTTGATAACGTCTTGAGCGTCTTTTTTGTTTAGTATAAGATTTGTTTTATAGTCACCTACTTCAGAAAACTTAGTATCAGGGCTTGATAGCCATGGGTACTGAGCAATTCCAATTGGTGTAACAATCTTTGTGTACTTATTCTTCATTGTCATTTTCCTCATTTACTGTTTCTTCATCTAAATAGCCTTTTTCAATTAAGGCTACGCCCTCATCTAAGGGCATTTGAACTTCCTTCATTTTTTACTCCGTTAGTTCTAATAGGGGTACTATTAACCCATTAGTGGATTGGTTTATGCAAAGAAAAACTCACTCTTCAAAACTTCCTCAATATCAAAGTCCCCTTTTTCTGGAACTTCTGGAAGTTTGTTTTTCTCGCTATCGTTTAATATTGGTAACATAGATGTTTTAAAGTCTTCCAACGGACAACCATTAGAATACATTTCTACAAATGTTTCTCTAATAGTGTCAGCTAGTGTCTGACTGTCAGCAGCTAGTGTACCGAAAGAGTCATGCACATTACAAAAATGTGAAACTCCTTTGTCATACGCTTTGACTACACACATAAACAAATGCGCTGAGTCTTGAGCGTGAATATAATTTGGTGGACAGGAGTTTTTAGCTTTGTGTACTGAAAACTTTTCTGTCTCAACATTAATTCTTGGTTTTATGACTTCACCAAAAAGTTTAGTTTTTACTCTCATAGATTTAAACTCTGGATAGTCTTGTATCACTGGAAATCCAACTGGATTATTCCAACGTACAGCGTGTCCAGACTTTGCTAAAACTTTTGCACAATCTTGTAAGAATGACATTCCTAATCTTGCCGAAGATAAAACTTCACCCATTGAGTCCCAAATCACACCTGCCAAAAATGTACAAGCTTGAAATGAAGCACTACCAAATGGATGTATGTCACCTTGGTCTTTTCTTTTTACTAAATCCTCATCAACAAAATCACTACATGAATATCTTGTTGAACCATAAGGACTTGTCATTATTGCTCTCTTAACTGTTGAACGTTTAACTCCAAACTGTAACCAAAGTTTTGCAAATTCACTGTCAGTCATTGTTTTTAAATTTTCAATAACTTTATCTTTAACCACTGAATAAACATCTTGAGGTCTTTCACTGTTTGCTAAGTTTACTGCTTTTGCCGAGGGCGTGTGTCTTAATATTCCACTGTAATGTTGAATACCGTTACAACTTCCGTCTTGGTTACAAATAAAATGACTTACGTAACCGTAACCTTTAGCTTTAAATCTACACCACTCATCACACCATGCAAGAAATTGAAAAGGTTTGTCTGCGTGTTCCCAATCTCTGTTAGTAAATGGGTCTGCTTGTATTTCTTTAAACATATTAAAATTACTTTCAACCCAATCTAATTGTTCTTTACGACTTACTTTGTCAATTCCGAAAAGAGCTGCGCCAGTAACAGCCAACCAATAATCACCTTTGTTCTCTTCAGTGATTGCTTTACCAGTTCCAAACAAATGTAAAGCTTTTGCAAAGTCAACTCCTTGTCCGTTTAGATAATTAGTTACATGATAACATCTAGACCTAAAGTCTAATGTGTGTGCATGATAAAAAATTCTTTCTAAAAACATTTCTGCTATCCACAATACTTTTGCAAACAATAATCTTTTTGATTTTTGTCTTGCGTTTTCTGTGTGGACCAGGACAGCTTTTTGTCTGTACTCTTTTCTTGATTCTGCGTTAGTGTCTATATCGTGAGGTTTGTTTGGTAAATTCTCTAGTTCAGCTTTTGGTAACCCACCGATGTTAATATTTTTGTCCCATGCTTTTTTTAAAACATCATAAACAAATTTATTTATTTTGTACGGTGTGTTTTGCATTGCGTTAATGCCTTTATAAATTATTGGCATTTTAACATCTTTTATTTGCTGAAGGTTTTCTCTTTTACGATACTTAACAAGCGTCAAAGGTTTTATGTGTCTACTATAATAACCACCACCGGTCACTTTACCTTCCTCCCACATCCTCGGAGGAATTATTGTCGGAAAATATTCCGGTGCAAGAACTTCTAAAAATTCATTACGATTATTTATCCATTCTAAAGTTTTCTCTGTAGGTAATAAAACTTTTTCGTGTCTGCGTTTTCTTATTTGTGATTTAACTTCACAAAGTCCAGTAGATAAAACCATAAGCTCTATAAGCTTATAGCCAACATGAACCTTTTCACTCCTAGTCCACAATACCCACTCTAACTCATTCTTTTGCGCTGACTCTCTGAGTTTCCTTCTTTTATACATATAGCCAAACGACCTTTTATCTAGGTCTGTTTTTACAATTCCATAATGCTCTGGTCTGGACTCTTCGAAAGTTCTTAATGCTACCTCATCCTCAATTTTACTTGCCACGTTTATGGCTGCGCTTGTAAGTTTCCTTGCAATAGTAATTGAATTGATAATTGACTTGGCAGTAATTAAAGACGCTATGTCTGGTTCAATTAATGACAATAGCCTTCTTGCTATGGGCTGAACACCCTTCTGATTTTCCCCTTCATTCACAAATATTGATATTGCTTCAGATAAAGGTCTTATTGAATTAGAAAGTAAAGTCTTACCATAATTAGTAAAACTCTCTTCATTTCTCTTTTTGTGGTCACTTAATCTCTTTTGAAAACGATTAATACCACGGTTTCTCATATCCTTTTCCAACTCTAATTGTTCTTTTAAAGAGGTAAAAGGTAATGTGATATACCCATTGTGTTTCAACATACGACTCCTTTGGTTATACTTAGAGGGACTTGTAGCCCCCTTGGTTCTAATAGGGGTACTAATTAACCCTCATGTGGATTGATTAATAAAAATTTTTTTAAATGCTTGGAAAGTGTTAAAAGTTAGTCATACTAGGAATAATAATCTAAACAGTCCGATGGTCGCTATACACCCCCAACTGATTAGAAAACCGATGCTCTATCCAACTGAGCTAAGAGCGCGTGAATTGCATTCCGATGGTTTACTATATCTTTTAACACTAATCCAAACATTTTTTTAATCCGTTAAGAGGTTTTTCGCAACGGTTCTTCACTATCCGTTGCTTCATTCTCTTTAGTGGATTGTGGTTCTAAAACATTAACAAACGAAGTTAATCGTGTGCTAAGTACAGTACCGTATCGTTCAATCATTCGGTCATCTTTATGTCCGACCCATGACTGAACAGCTTTTGAAGGAACGTCAGCATTTAATAATCTATGTACTAAAGTCCTTCTACAAGCGTGAATACCAAATCTTTTGTCATGGTCTAAGTTCATTGCTTTACGAACTTTACGCCAACTTGAATTTGGTCTCCACTGAGCAAAATGTCGAAACAATCTTTCACCTGGTTTTTTGTCATGTGAAAATCTTTCAACAATTTCTTGGCAACGCTTAGTCAATGGTACGCCCCTAGACTCATTATTTTTTGTAGTAGTCAGGACAATCCTATCTTCATAGCAATCACCAACTTTAAGATTTTGCAGCTCAGACAATCTCATTCCAGTATCAATTAACATGATAAAGAAATCAGAGTCATCTTTCATATTCCAAGAACGTAAAAGATTAATTAATTGTTTCTCTTCTTCTTGAGTAACATATCTTAATTTCTTTTTAGGTTCTTTTAACCAACTTATGTATGGCTTTCTTTTCAATTGATAAACTCCATGTCTTCTTAAACAAAAAGTTATCATTGTCGAGATAGCTGACAAGTATCTATTTATTGTTGCATTCGATAAATCTTTATCTCTTAAACTTGCAACTAGACCGTCAAGCATACTTTCGTCAATGTCATTTATAAAAGTGTCTTCGCCCCAAAACTCTATAATCTTCTTTGCTCGGTCTTTGACGCTTTCATCTCGCCCCAAATCCCATTGTGTCTTGCAAACAAGTTTATAGATTTCTTGCAGCTCTTTTGGATTAGCTTTCATTATATACCTCCCTTCTATGCTAGATGTAATGTTAACTAATTGTAGCATACAATTTTTTTCCTCTGTTAGTTAACTTAACAAGTTTCCTTCTACGTTCCATGGGGTCTTCTAAAGCTTCAACAAAATTCAAGCCTTCCTTTCTTGACCAACTCCATTTTGATAAAAGAGAAACATTACGACTCACGGAACTTTGAGCCATATTCAAATCTTTTGCAATTGTAGTCATAGGTACGCCTTCTTCACCTTCATTAATTCCTACATATAAAAAAACTGCAATAGTTTGACTTTGTATATCTGCATCGAATTTTCGAAAACTTTCGATATGTTTTAGCAGATTAATAGCGTTCATAGTCGTTTCTACTTTCTTTCTGCTGTCCCTTTTTTTAAAACTCAGCACAGCCAGAGTTATTGTTATTTATTAGTTTATTTCGGCACGGTAAATAACAAAATTCATGCCTAGTCACAACGACTAATATATAAAAAATCTGTAATAACCAAAATCAATTATATATTCTTTGTTGTCTTTTGTGACTTTAAGATTACTCCATCTAGAATATTTCTCGATGACCATTATAAAAAGAATAAAATTAATACGCATATATTCCTCCTATTTACACATTGTTAGTAATTGATTGCCGTAAAGACCCAAAATATTCATTCTTAAATTTTCTATTGGATTGTGCATTTAACCTCCTTTCGTATTAATTGTTAATAATAATCATTCTATAAATTGCATAGAATTTTGTAAATCTCTTTTTAATTGCAATTCGCCCCTCGCCCCTATAAAAGCTTTCGCCCCTAAAATACAATAAATGGACCAGGGCAGCTCAAAAAATTCTTTCATATCTCAACGTACAGAGGGTTTAAGGGTCTTGTCCGACCCTTACTACCCCCCTAATTTTAGGAATGTATTCCTTTTCCTTTAATTATATTTACTATTTCTTTAAACTCGTCTTGAGGATTGTTTTCTAAATTAGAGTCCCAATCATAAGTCGAGTCAGCTTTGCAAATGTCTTCAACCATTTTTAACTTTTTTCTAAGTTTAATATTTGATTGAATATATTCATCAGCCAATGTTTTTTTCTTTTTGTCATCAACGTAAATAACAAAACTGTCACCGTCTGTTGAATTTACTGAATGACTCCAAGAACCACTTTTTCTGAATTGTCTATAATATTTAAACTTTGGATTTAAAAATCGTTTAAATAATTTCATAAACAACTCGCCTTCAAAGTCGTTAGGCACTCCGTAAAAAAGATAGTTTCCTATCTCTTTTTTATTACACGGATTTGCCAACAACCTCGCTTGGAACTTATTAATAGTTTCACTCATTAGTTTAACCCCTTTCGTTCTTGTTTAGTTAAAGGAATTAAAAAACTATTAAGCTTAACTTTATTCCAAAGCTTTTCGTCTAGTTTTACTTTTTTAGGTTTACTAACACAGACTAATTCAGATTTATCCATTTCTAAATTTATCTGTAGTCTTGTTCCGTTAGTACAAGCAAACATATCATTGGCTTCAAATTCGAAACCCATATGTCTCTTGTCGCTATGACAATAAATATAACTATCACCTAATAGCATATTTAAAAGTCGTTCTTTATCCTCAAGTGTTAGCTGAGAATAAATTTTCAGCACTTTGTTTTGACTCATATGTCACTCCTTTTGTAGTTATTGATTTAAAGATATGAGCAATCACATCAACCGTCCAACCATTACCAAGCATTTTGTATCTTTGAGTATTTGATACGCCTTCCGTGTAATTATCTGGAACAGTTTGTAAACGCTCACATTCCAAAGGCGTAAGTTTACGCCATTGTTTATTGCCTAAAGAAATTTTAGGCTCACGGTTACCACCTCCACAAGTATTTAATGTAGGTGACTTTCCGTCTTTATCGTAAACACGTTTTAATACATCGTGACCATTCAATTCTGCATGACCTTTTAATATTAATCCGTTTTTACTTTCAACTTTATCTAATGGTATGTAAACTTTTTGTTTACTTGCCAACGTACTAGTTAAAGTCGGTGCTTTACCGTCAACATGATAAACTCTAGAACTTTGCTCAAAGACACCTTCACGGTACTCAAACTCTGTAATAGATTTATCAAATTGTTTAGTTTCAATTCCTAAACATTCTTTTAATGACAACCAATTGTCTTCATCTGGAATTGAAAAAGAACTGTCTGTTCTAAACCAATGTTCAGCTTTTGTTAGTGGTACATGACAATAAAATGCAACTTGACTAATAGTTAAATTAGCAATTCGCACTCTATGATAACGCAACACAGTTTGAAGACTTTTAATGTCAACCTCATGTTTACGAACTTTTACAATCTCAATCTCATTACCTACATGATTAAGACCGTCTTTTGAAACAACTGGATTATCTTTTAATCTAATTCCAGTCATTCCTTGATTGCCAAAGCCTTTATAATCTCTTGCCATTAAACAATGAGATTTTTTAATATCAGCTTTTTGCAATTGCTTACCTTGATTAATAACCATGTCAGCAACTCCGTTATCTTCCAGAATATCTTTAATGACAATTCCTTTATCTTCTGGAACTGTAACATTAGGTATATTCGTCCAATACAATCTTCGTCTTGATTGCGCTGAAACAAGATTAGAATTAATCTCGATAGGCTCGACTCCAAGATACTCACTTA